AATCCGATCCCTGATCAACTTTTATATCATATTTTCCTGCACTCATTGTTTTATTTTATACCTCCAATGTTGTAATTATACCAAATATTCTAACCTCTTGTCAAGAACTAAATTTGGAGTGTCAGTCATAGACCTTTATGGTTTAAGTAAAATACTTAAGAAGGCTTTGTAGGAAATATGACTTCATTTGCAGATTCTGCACTTGAATAAGTAGCAGGTAAATCTCTTAAAGACTGTCTATAAGTTGCCCATTCTGCTTTTTTGGTCTCTATTAAAGGGCTATCAGGCATTTGAGTCCAATCGCAATCTTTTAATAGTCCCTCTCTTTGAGACCTAATAATTTCCCAAAAATCTATTGTAATTTCGACTGGTTCTCCATCTACAAATTTATATGACCCAGGTTCATATGAACCCTCTACTATTGTAAATCCTTCTCTTGTAGGTAAATCACTTAGCTCACAGTCTGAGCCTGTCACATCTTCTATAGTTCCTGTGCTTGTATTATATGTTGTAAAAAATTTCATTTGTTCTCCTAAGTTGTATTATCCATTGTTACATGTAATTGCATATGAGTATGATTATAATTTCCAGAAAAATAAACTCTCCAATAAACAGTATTTTGAGAACTCGTCATATTAGTAATAGTTCCTTGATAAGTATACGTATATCCACGATAAGTTCCAGCAGACCAATAAATATTACTTTCCCCTCCTGAAGCAGTTATCCAAGTAGAATTATTTAAAGAATATTGTACTTTTCCACCACTTACATCTCCAAGTACAGCTGCAAGTACAATTGAATAAGAAGCATTATTTCTTACCTGTGTTATTGTAACAGGAACAAAAGAAGAATTAGAACCTGTATATGTAGTATTTCCACCAGTACCTCTTAAGTTAAATCCATATCGAAGAAGAGGAACTGCAACTGAAGGGCTCTCATGATTATAAATTTTTGTACTTTCATTTGCAAAAAACTTAACAGCTAAAGTATCAGTATTTATCACGCTAGAGTTTATTGTGCCTGTAGTTATAACCCCGCCATTTATACTTGTAATACCGCCATTTGTATCTCTTGTTACATTTGAGTCTGCTACAAGTATATTACCTGCTGAAATAATTGTTGCCGCAGTTACAGCGCCTGTATTTCCTGCTACTTCAGTAACGATGAGCCCTTGAGAGCTTAAATGTGAAGCATAGGCAGCATCTGAAGTTTGTCCTGTTCCGCCATTCGATTCATCTAATGTGCCTGTTAGTGTAGCATCATTATATCCTATACTGTTTAATGCGGCTAAACTACCAGCATCTGTTACTTTACTTAAATCTATATTATTTAAAATTGCTAGAGCGCCTAAGTTTGCATTTGAACCGCTTACAAAACCTACTCCTTGAGCTGTTAAAGCACTTGCAAAACTTGTTGTGCCTGTGCCTCCTTGTGCTTCACCTACTACATCACTTGTTAGTCTTAAACCTGCTGCATTTAAATCTGCTACATAACTGCCTGTTGTTGTCCTGCCCGTGCCTCCTTGTGCTACTCCAACTAAATCACTTGTTAGTCTTAGACCTGCTGCACTTAAATCAGCTACATAACTTGCTGTAGTTGTTCTACCTGTTCCACCGTTACTTACTCCAACTGTTCCACTTAACAAAGAGGTGGATACAGAATCACTTGTTAGTCTTAAACCTGCTGCATTTAATTCAGCTGTTGTAATTGTTCCTGTTCCACCTGCTACTGACTGTACAGGAGCTCCTGCTGAAGTTATAAAATTAGAATCATTAGTAAAGCTTGATATTACTAAAGAGCCTGTTCCACTTAATTTAATTCTATCTGCAGTTATACTTCCTGTGTCAATATTTCCGCCATCAATTGTTGTTACTCCTACTCCTCCAATATTTCCAGCTACATCGCCAGCTTCTATAGCATCCACTGAACTTGTGCCATCTGTTAAAGTTCCTCCGCTAAAAGTAACAACTCCAGTAAAACTTGTTTGTTGTACAACATTTGAGTATGCTACTGTTATTGTACTTGAATTTGCAGAACTTTCTGTTCCATAGTACCTTACACTGTAAAAAGTATTTAAAGAAGTTGCATCTTGTGTATTTGGAACATTATTCCATACGTTATTTGGTTGGTTAGTAGCTGTACTAATTCCTGAACCTGTTACAACTCCAGTTGAGAAAGTATATGTAGTTCCTGAAGGAGCAGAAGGTGCTCCAGATGTTGTTTTTTCGTAAAATAAGTAACCTTGTATTGTTCTTAATCCATTGTCTCCAGATTCTCCAAAAGTAGATAAAAGTTTTGGAGTTGCCCAAGCATTATCTGCAATAACTACAGTAGAAGCAGTGCTACTTGCTACAGCATTTGTTGTCCATAAATATTGATTTACAGCAGAAACAGAAGTTATTGTTTGAGACCATCCATTTGCATTTGTAGCAAAACTTCCTAGTACTCCTGTAGCAAAAGTATAAGTAGCATTTCCGCTTGGTAAAGTAGATTCACTATTGCTATTTGTTGTTTTATATAAAGTTACTAAAGCATTACTTAACCCATCTCCTCCAGTGATGCCTTTAGTTACTGCATATAATTCTTCTATACTATATGCTGTACTTCCATTAGTTACTATCTTTGCAAGTATTGAGTCTTGTAAAATAGAAGGTTTAAAACTTTGAAACTTAATAGAAGCTCCTGAATATACAGTTTTTACAACTTCATCTACGTACATTAATGTATCATTTTCAATAAATTGTATTCTTCCATAATAAGTAACTGGATTAAATGTTAAAGTTACTCCGCTTCCTATAGTTTGCGGAGAACTTAAAGTTACTGCATTACCACTTACTGTAGTAACAAAAACACTTGCAGTTATTCCAGTTCCAGTTACTTTTTGTCCTACCTTTATGTTAGAATTTGAAGCACTAATTATCAATGCTGTAGAGTTGATTATGCTACCATTTGAAGTAGCTGTTGTGGAACTGCCATTTATTATTCTTATTAAATCCCCATTATTAAAATCTGACTCAAAAGAAGTAGAAGTTCCTACTATTGCATTATCATTTGCAGGCACTGCTATAGTTCCACTTGCAGTTGTTAATCCGTTATTTGGAGCGCCTACTTCTTTAAAATAAGTAACAACAGGAGCAATTGAAGTATCACTATGAATTTGTAAGGCTTTAAATCTATCTGTACTTTCGCTTTCATCAAACAATAAATATGCTTCTGCAGAAGCTCCCATGCCTGAAAATGATTGTTGATAAGTAGAAGCTGTACTGCTTGAATTTAAAAACGTTTCTCCGCTTGGAGAGTCAAACTGATAATTATTTGAACCAATTTCTAATAGTCCTGAAGAACTATTTATTGTTACTGTTTGATTTATTGTACCTCCTTTAGCTACTAAATCAACTTTAGGTACAAAAGGATTTCCAAGACTACTTTCTGCGATTTCGATTTGTCTAATTGTATATTGAGATACTGTTCCTGAACTTGATACAGTTCTAACTTTTATTTTGTACGTCCCTGCTTTTATATTCTTAAAAGTTAGACTTTGAGTCGTTACATTTGTTTTTATATTTCTTGCTTCACCTCTAACATTGTGTGCTACTTCGAATCCTGAGGCAAATTTGTATCGAGCACCATTTGAGTCCTCAGGAAACTTCCAGTTTACAATTAATTGATGTCCTTGTGAATCAGCAGCAGTAGTTGTAGAAATAGACCCATCTGACATACTCATAGGTTCCACACTTAAACTTATACTTTCAGGTGCTGGTACTACATCCTCTGGATTTGGTGAATTATCTACAGATCTAACATTCAGTTCAAAACCTCTTTCAATTTGTGCAAACTTATTAGCAGCAAACTCAGCAGCTACTATAGAGTATTTATAATTATCTTCTTCTTTAATTGAAATTATTTTGTATTCTTTTACTGTACCTGTTTTTTCTGTTCCATCAGAATTAAATAATCTTAATGACCATATAGTTTCTTCTTCTGGTGCTTCACTAAATCCTGGAGCTACAGTTAAAGAAGAAACATTTCCAGCAGAAGTTGTTACAGTCTTAGTTTCTATTCTTACATTTTCTGACCAAAAAACTTGAACACTATTACTTGAATCATCAGTTAAATTTGCTGCACTTGATTCAGATGTAATGCTTGGTATTAAGTCGCCCCTATTATAAACTGTACTTGATATTGTTGCTGTTTCTTGTTCTAAGTAAGCTCCACCTTTTGGATAAACTAATAATAATTGCGGAGGAAAATCACTAGAATAAGCAGGTAAAGAAATTGTTCTATCTAATGGTATTGTTATTGTATTTTTTATGCCTGTTCCTGAAACTCTGCCTGAATAAGATGATCTATCTCTATCTGCATCTTGAACTGTAATAATATCACCAGGCCCTAACCCTGTTGCTGCTATGCTTGTAACAAAAGACACTGTTTCTTTTTCTAGTCTTTGACTTAAAAGTTTCCACTTACCTGCTCTATGTGCTTGTCCTCTTGAAGTACAACCAAAAGCTAAATGTTCGCTTCTTACAATTCTTCCTGTTTCTAAAATTCCTTGCTGGTCTTCTACATATTCTGTACTTTGTCTATAGTTATCATTTGGGTCATTCCATTGAACTTTTACTTGATTCGTTCTAACTCTGTCGCCTGTTCCTTCATATTGAAAAATTCCTCCTTCTATATTTCCTTTTGTAAAAGCATATACAGGTTCTTTTTCTCTATCGGCGATTGCAGTAACTTCTCCATCTTTCCAAATAGCCATGCCTCTAAATACACTTGCAAATTGTTTAAGTACATTTGTAGCTTCTGCAGCTTTACTTAAATAAACATTAGTTGTAAAACGAGGTTCATGTCCTCCCTCTCCATCAGGAACTAACTCATCACAATATTTTGCTAATTGAAATAGTCCGTACTTATCTATATTGGATTTATCTATAAATTGTCCTAATCCGTATCTTTCATTTGTTAGTAAATCATAAAAAACCCAAACTGGATTATTACAATATACTTTTTCATAGTTTGCTGAAGTTGCATTAAAAGTTGTTATATCCCCTCTAAAATTACCATCCCAGTTTTGATACGAACTTTCTATTGCTCCTGTGCTTATATTTCTTGTATGAGCTGCAGCGCCCCCTGTTTCGTCTCTTGTAAGATAGTTTGTAGGAACTTGTATTTTTAGTCCTTTTAATAAGTAAGCTCTTTGAGGTAGTTGCCCTTCAAAATCAGCAGCATTAAAAGATGTTGATATATAAGAAGTATATGGATATTTTAATTTATCTTTTACTATCGATTCTATTGTAGATAGAGTACAAGGATTTGTATGTCTGTAACTACCATCTATAAAATTTTGATCATTTATTCTTCTTACTCTAATTCTCCAATCATCATAAGGTTGAAATTTATCTGTAATTATCATAAATTCTTCACTAAACTCATTATACTGAGGTTCGTAAGGTTTTATATAACCAGTACTTGGAAAAGCACCATCCGCAATAAAATTAATATTTCTACCTGCTCTTCCAGTATTTCTATTCATAATTTGACTGTTAGTAGGCCCATACAATAGTTCTGATATATAACTAGAGCCATTATCTACGCTGTATTCAAAAAATATCTGAAGTTCAACAAAAGAAGATTCTTTAGAGTTAGAACTTGTCTTAATGGCATGACAACCAGGTAGTTTAAAAGTTAAATGAATTTCATCTATTTCTGAAGGATTAGAAACTCCAGCAAGAGCTGAAGTTATAATTGTATCTTCTGCTGTACCTTCAGGTTGTGTTGGCTCATCTAATTCATTATTATACCCAGAAACTAAATTTCCTGCAGTTCCTACTCTTGCTCTTAAATCTGATTGTTCTAAACTTATATTTAAGGCAGTGTTAGTTGCTGCGGAACCAAATCCGGTTTCATGAGGTATATAATTTTGATTTCTCTCTCCTGACTTAAATTGCATTTTGACTTTTTCAAAATTCATTATATCATCATTTTGACCTATAATTGTATTAAGAGAAGATATTTGACAAGACACATTAGAGGTTGTTACAGGAACAGCTTTAGAAAGAGTTGCTACATTTCCTGATATTGAGCTAATACTTGCATTAAAATCCAAAGAAATATTTTTAGAAGATACCGTTACAACTGCAGTATCTTGTACTGTAATTTGTGTTGCACTTACATAAGTCTTAACTTTTGTTATTAAGTCTGCTCCATCTTGTCCTGCTCCTGCTATTCTTATAAAAGTAGAAGGACTTGCAGACCTAGAATTTACCATATCTGCAGTAAAGAAAGAACTACTTGTTGTTACTGTATCAGAGCCTGCTGTCATGCTCGCAATACCTGCTCCTTGTTTTTCTGCACCAACAATAGTTACTTTTCTGCTTCCTAAAGCTAATCCTGACTTATTATTTAAAGTAAGTGAATTTATTTCTCCGAATTGAGAATGAGTGATGTCTGTAGAGCCTGCTGTAGTACTTAATATAACTCTTCTAGGCTTCATTATTTCATTTGCTATATTATCTATAAAAGGCACATCATTTATAAATACGGAAGCAAAGCCATTTGCTAATCCTTCTACTGGGCCTTCTGATAGTATATCATATACAACGGCATGTTGTTCCTTATCAGGATGTCTTCTGCTACTATTAACTGTTGCGGGTTTAGTATATTTTGCCATTTATAAATTTCCTATTGTTCCTGCGTTTCATAATCACTTGAACTAGTTGTACCTGTATGTGGTGCTGTTTGTGTTGTATAAGCTGAAGTTCCATCTGACTTATAGTTTGAGCTTGTTGTTGTTGTTGTATAATTTGAACTTGCATATGAATTTACTGTGCCTGGAGCAAATCCTTCATTGATTGGAGTTCCACCTATTTTCATTTGTCCATACAATACTGGAACAGGCTGTCCTTGTTCTATATTTTTTCCTGCCCCGTTGAAAAGAAAAGAAGGGTCAGAAGTCATATCACCTGCTTCTGGAGCTGACATTTCCATTAATCCCATAAGTGCTAAATTTACTCCTAAAGCAGCAACTAACATTCCAGGCACTGTTAGACTTGCTCCTGCTGATATTGCAGCAGCTACTGAAGTGCCTGTTCCATAAACGACTCCCACTTGCATGGCACCTCCTGTTGCAGCAGCTCCTGTTGCATAAAGTCCTCCAGAAGTAGTAGCCCCTCCTGTAGTTAAAGTAGCACCCATACCAGGAATAAAAAATAGTGCAGCTAATAATAAAAGACCTGCAATTAATTTTCCTAAACCTTTTCCTGAGCCTGCTGGAACTGGAGTTATGATTACAGTATCTTTTAAATTAGGCAACCATAAATCTTCTTCATCTTCAAAGAGCTCGTCTCCATTTTGAATACTAAACTGTATGTTTTTGGTGTGACACTCTGCTAAATATTCTTTAAATCCTTCAACTTGGCAATCAATAAGTTTTAATACATCACGCATAGAAGAATCAACAGAAGTCCATTCTGCTCCAAATTTTTCTCCTAATTCTCCCATTAATTTAACGTGGGTCATAAATATATTCTCCTCTTTCTGGTAGTGATACAATTAAATATGGTATCCCCAAAATTTTTGACGCGTTTTTATCATGCTCGCTTGGATGACAATCTTGCCCATAGTGACTATGGACTACATATAATATTTTTGAAATAATCGAGTGACGAACGTATTCTTTTGGGTCAATATAAAAAGAATTTTCATCTTCACTTTTATTTTCTACAGAAATAAATTTAATTTCGTCACTTTTTTGAACTATGAGCCCGCACCCTTCACGTGGTGCCTCTTTCTGCATATGACTATATATTTCTGGTAATAATTTATTTAAACTTTCTTGCACCTGGAAATCCTCCAAAGGGTAATTGTGCTATTGTATTTGGTTTTGCTGAGCCTGAAGAAAATCCAAATCTTTTAGTACAAGATTTTAATCTTTTTCCACAGACATCTCCTCTCTCCCAGTAATTATTAAACCCTGGTGCTACATTTGAACCTCCTGTTTGTGTTCTTGTTGCTTTCCACAGTCTTACTTTACTATCAGACCCCGTATGAGTTACATAGTTATTAAATCTATCATCTGTATAGGCATAGTAGTTTGCACTTGAGCTGTAAGTATCAAATACTCTTATCCTTGCCCATGTTGCACTATTATCTGCAGGAGTACTATTTGTGCTTGATATTGCTTGCCAGTAATTTAATATAGTTGAACTATCTGCAGAACTATCTATAGTTCCATCTTCATTATATCTTCGAACTCCAGATGCAGTTCCTAAAGTAAGAGAAGTTTTATAATAGCTATCGGCACTAGCAGAAGAACTGAATGTTGTAAAACTTGTACTAGAAACTATGACATACTCATCATCTGCATTTGCATAGACTGTATAAGTTATACCAGCTACTCTATAATTACTTTCTTCGTGCCAAGTACATGCTCCTCTTTTATTTGCTTCTGTTTTACTTGGACAAGCTCCCTGATAAATCCAAGGACATGCATTGTGTCCTACAACTCTATACGGAAGTACCAATCCTTCTACATCAAAAGGCGTAGTTAATTCAAAAGAAAGCTCTAAAGCGTTTCGTTGTTCTATTCTATCTATGATCCATGCTTGACGAGGAAACTCTATTGGAGTTACTCCTGAACCTGTGTCTGCACTTCCATCTTTTAAATATTTTTGTAAAGTTCTTCTTCTATACAGTTTAAAACCTACTAAGTCTTCAGGAGTTAAATTTCCTAAAGCAGCCCCAAAAGTATCTAATACGTTTGCAAAAGTTATTACAGGTCTTGGTGCAACACCTGTTGATTTTGTTTCTATTCCCTCTATTTGTATTGGGAGTGCTTGATAGGTATTTACCTGAGTATTAGTATCATAGTCATACATCTGTACAGAGGTTAGAATATCATCTAAACCCCTTGTAAAATAAACTTTTGAAGTTCCTTCTGCATTCAACGCAATTTCATATAGATCAATAATTCCTGAAGGCTGCTCTAATCCTTGAACTTCTTTTATTGCTATTTTTTCACTCATTATGCTTCGTATACTCTCTCAAAAGTTGCACTTAGGCTGTAAAAATTATCATACGCCCAGGTTTGGTTCCACTGTCTGCAAATTACTTTTACAGTCTCATTTCCATTTGTATCGTCAATTGTCATTCTAAATTTAGAGACTCCACCTAAACTTTCAAAAAAGGCAACTAAGTCATCTATCTCTGCCTTTGGTCTTGTACTAAAAGAAATATTCATAGTTTGTGCTAAGTTATTGATTCCATCTGCGAGTCTTTGTTCGTATCCATCTCCAAAAGTCATTGTATGAACTTTTGGATTAGAAGCTCTTGTAAATCCTTTATCTACAGGTACTCCTGCTGAGAATCCTGTAATATTGCTTCCGTCATTTTGAAATATTGCTGTTGCCATCTTAACTTAATACTCCTCCAGGTCTTTTCTCTCTTTGTATTGTTTCCATTACTGCCATTTGAATTGCCATTCCAAGTGCTTTTCCTTGTTCTGCATTTCCGCCAGTACTGTTTGAATTTCCACCTGCATCTACATTAATTACTATATTGTTGTTTCCTCCAGCTCCTTTCATATTTACTGGAATACTTCTTCCGTCCGGTAAAGGTACAACTGCTTCATTATGTTTTCCTTCTCCTACAAGATAAGTAGGTTCTGTTGCAATTCCACCATTTCTATAGCCTGTGATTCCTCCTTTTGCCATTGGAATAACTCCACCATCTGCCATTGGAGTTACCCCAAACATTGCTGTCATAACTTTCATTGCCATCATTTTTGCAAGTACTTGGGCTAAAGAAACTAGAATTGATTGAGCCATTGATTTAAAAGCATCTTTTACAGACATAGTGCCTTGTATAACTCCTTCAATACCTTTTATCATACCATTTTCAAATGCATTTACGGCTTCTACACCAAGTTGTCTTGTTAAATTTATAGAATTCTGTAGCCCTGTTTTTTGGCCTTGTAAAAGTTTTACTTGAGCTTGTTTATTTTCTATATTTTCTCTTGCAGTGACTTTGTCCGTTGCTTGGTCAAATATTGACTCTAATTCTGTTATTTCAGCTTGCAAGGCTTTTATTTCTGCTGTCTTTGTTTCTATTTCTAATATTTTTTGAAGTCTTGCTGCATATTTTGTAGCTCCTTCTATTCTATTGATTATTTGTTGTTTTTCTAAAGCTGCTTTATCTTGTTGGATTTTAAGAGCACGTTGTTCAGCGGCAGATGTTTCCATCGCGGAAGCTACAGCTCCTGCTTTTGCTGCTTCGGCTCTTGCTGCTGCTCTTTCTTCTGGAGTTCCTGTATTAGCAAAATTTGGGGCACTTATTTTTGTTTGTAAATCTGTTCTTCTTTGTTGGGCAAGTAATAATAATGCTCTTTGAGAACTTGTTTTACCCATTCTTCCTTGTAGTGCTTGCTGATACGATTTTTCTGATTGTTCTAAACTTTTTACAGCATTTGCAGCTTGCATGTAACCATCTATCATTACAGCATTTTCTTTTGTTAGTTCAGTAGTGATTAATTTTCCATCTTTTAACATGTTATTTAATTCTGGAAATGTTTCAGCTAAAGTAGTAATTCTTTCTTCTAATTGCTTATACATTTTTCCTGATTTTTCTCTTAAATTAATTAACTCTTTTGCTTCTCCCTCATCTCCTTTAGCTAATTCAGTAAACCCAGAGGCAATAGATGTACTTTTACCAGAAGCTTCTGTAGACTTTTCTAAAGAAGTTACTGTACCTGCAGCTTCCAGTTCAGATATTCGTACTAAAGAATCTCTATAAGCTTTTAAACTTATTCCTAAATTAGCGCTTATAAGTCTTTCCCCCTGTCTTTTAATTATTGCAGATAAAGATAAAGCTAAGTTTGCCTCTGCCAGTTGTTTGTCGGCATCTAACATTTTATCTAATTCTTTATTTAAATCTTTTTGAGTTTTGAGAAGTTTTGATAGTTCTGATTCTGCATAATTTACTTGACCACCAAGCATTCCAAATTTTTGCATACCTGCTTTTATACCTTCAAAGGCTAAAACAGCTATACTTATTCCAGTTAAAAATCCAAAAGCTTTACTTACTACTCCTGCAGCTACTCTACTAACTTTTTGTATTCCTGCCATTGCACTTGACCAAGCTGCTTTTATTTTTAGTGCAGTTGATCTAAATTGTAGTTCTGTTTTCTTAAGTTGAACACTAATTTTATCTACTAAATTTAGTTTTGTAGACATGTTCATCTCTTTCATTGCTTTTATCCAGCTCGCTTTAACTTTTGAATCCATATCTTTAAAGATGCCAATTCCTTTTGTTGCTTGAGCCTTTAAGTTTCTTAATTGAGCATCAGAAATTGTTCTTCCTGCTTGTAACTGTGCTAAACCTGTACCTGCTCCTCCTGCAGCTTGGTCTTTTGCTAATTGAAATAGACCTACGCCAGCTTGTTGAGCTCTTGCTTTTGCTTTTGCTGCATTCATTTCTTGCAGTCTTCCATATGCTTGAATTTTTTTCTTTGACCTTTCTACTGCGGCGTCATGAGCTGCCAGTTTTGTAACAGATGCTTTTTCCCACTCGTCAAAAGCTGGAAGGATTGATTGTAAGATTGGAAGGGCAAATAATCCTAAAGCTCCAGCGGCTGCATATACGTTTTGTGAAAAGAAGGAAGCTAAACCTTCGGCAGGGCCTGCTATAAGTAGTCTGAATGTGTTTAATAAATCGTCAAAAGCTTTATTTAATTTATTAATTTGGTTAGTTTGGGGGTCCATGATGGTATTGATAGCTGAAAATTTTGTTTCGACTTGATCTAATACATCTACAGTTACCGCTTGTGTTCTTTGAAAAGCATTTAAAGATTCTTTTGTTACACCTAAAGAAGCCGCGTAGTTTTTTGTAGCAGTTTCTAATCTTAATACAATACCTAATTCGTCTAATAATTCTGGCTCTGCTTTTGTTGTACCTCTTATAAGACGATTAAAAGAATCTGTAACATCTCTGCCTAAAGCAATTGAAACTGTTTTTGCTGCTGCTCCTAACTTATTTAACTGGTCAGGAGTTAGTCCTGCAGCTGTACCAATAGCTGCTGCTTGAGCAGCATCTGCGTATCTTATTTGAGCATCTGTAGCTTCAATAATTGTATTTGTTAAAGTTTTATAAGCAATACCAGTTACAGAGGCATAAGCACCTTGACCTTCTTGTAATAATCTATAATCAGCAGCACCTTTTAAGAATCCAAATACAGCAGTCAAAGCAAAAACGTTAGCAGCTAAAGTAGCATATGCAGGGACCAAAGAACCTGAAATGCCTCTTGCCATATTTGCAAAGTTCTTTGTTTGGTTAGCGGTAGCATTTATACCTTTTTTAGTCGCATACGTCGTTTCGTCAGTTTTCTTTCCTAACTTTTCAGTAGCTTTACTTGCTTTTTTTGCATCACCTTCAAATATTTTTAAAGTACCATCATCACTTACTTTAAATACTAAATCTGCTAACTTAATCTTTTTTGCCATTTATCTCTTTATATTTGCAGAATTTATTCCGCCTTTTGCTTTTGCTCTATTCTCAGAAGCTTTTTGCTTTTTCTGTATTTTATCATTGAGTTTATTCATATTTCTTGCTTCAATATGTTTTAAGAAAAAACAAACTTGTTTTCTTTCTTCTACTTCATAGACATCTAGTAATACCTGGAGTGCTGAATAATCCTTACCCATATAAGAACCACTCATTCCATCCCATTTATCAGGTAGTAAATCGTGCATAAAAAAAGCCACCTGAACTTCATAGGGATAATTCCCTATCTCAGGTGGCATTTCGTCTGGGTCAGGTTCAATACCTTTTTGGTCGCATATCTCTAAATATGTTTCTACGGGTAATTGCCCTTCTTTATACTGTTTATCTAATAAACCAAGTATTTGTGTTACTTGGTCTTGGTAAAATTTTCCAGATCGCCTGTAACTTCAGTTACCCAAGTATCAAAATCAGACCCATTTTTCATTAATGTTTCTGCATTTTCTACTGAGAATTCAAGTTCGTCTTCAGGATTAAGTCCACTTATATCTACTAATAGAAGCTCTTCTAAGTACTTATATTTGAGTCCTTTCCATCCTTTAATAACGGCTTTACAGTATTCTGTTAAAAATTTAGTTTCATCAAGAGTTTCTTCAAAAGCTCTTGTTCTTTTATTTAGTTTTTGAGAAACACATCGACTTCTTAGTTTAATGAGTTCTTCTCTTGCTAGGTAGCATAATTGTACTGAAAACCCCTCTAAAGTTGGGAAATCAACTGCTACTGTTTTACTTGGAGTTAATAAACTCGCTAATGATACTGGTTGTTTTTGTTCTGTCATTGTTTTTTCCTATAAAAGAGGGAGGGACTTTGCCCTCCCTGTTAATTTAATTATTAAGTTACTGCTGGTCCTACAAACTCCATTGTAATTTCGTCTGTTGCATCAACTGAAGTTGGTAAAGCATGGAAGCTAGTTTCCAAACTTACTATGTCATCAATTGAATGTGTTGGCACTTCTAAGTGACAAGTTGGTAGAGTCATAGTAACTCTTGGACTGTTTCCAGTTCCGCCAACTACAAATACTAAATTGAAGTCATTTGTCACTACTGAAGTAGATTCAATAATGTCTTCAAATAAGTCTGCACTTGAGGCTCCTGATGCTGGAGTATTTAAGTAACAAGTAAAGTTACCTGCTACATTTCTTGTTCCTGTTACGTGACCTAAA